AGCGTAAAGTTCACACCCTGTCATAAATCAACCCCATGTCTCTATGGCCATATCCCATAGCTTTCTCAAATGCGTCTGTCTCCGACGCAACATAATCCCCAAATTCCTCGTCAGGTTGCTTCTTGTCTAATGCGTCAATAATGATGGCGGAAAGAGGCTTTAGTTTAAATTCATCATACCTGGTAGGAAAGACGGCCATCTTTTCGTCGGTAATCCGAGCCAGACAGTCCATCATGTCGTCGTGCGCCCCGAAAGGGAAAGCCTTATATTCCTGATCCACAAAAGCACTGACCAAATCCTGATTAACGCCCTCATAAGTTTTCTTCACAAAAACTTTCGGTAAGAATATCCGTCCAGACTCAAACAGAGGAACCAGTCTCCTGATCCGGTCGAACTTCGCTGTATTCCCTCCCAAAGCCTCAATGCCAAAGTAATAGCTGTCCTGCTCCATCTTATCCTTAAAATGCTCAATATCGGCTTGCATCCCGTATTTCTCGTAACCAACCCGAATAGGCTTCCACTGTTTATGAAGCTCAAACAACTTATCCGCACGCTCGGTAAGATTCAGGCGGTCACGCACCATATCCAGAATGTAGTAGTCGTCCTTTTCATCCACTCCCACGACAAACATAGCCGTGTAGTCCGACTTCTTTTTCTTGTCATTGGCGGGGTCAACAAGGAGATAAATGTTCATCCTCGAAGCATCAGCTTCCGTCCAATATCGAACCCACTTAGGGTCAAACCTCTGAACATCATCCATCAACGGGTCTAAAAACAACTGGCACGAAGCGGTGAAAGAACCCATCCGCTTAATCAAGTCGGCCAATTTCTGCCTGGTAATCAAAACAGGATTACCGGAAAACGTCCCATCGTCCGTAGCGGTGTGAATACGGGGAATCGCGGCCTCACGCTCGATAATTGTCTTATAGGTATCCGAGAAATGATATCGCGTTCCAACATATCTCGAAACACCCTTCTCGGATAAAAGATTTAAAGAAATCTCCCACGCCTTCGTGGTCTTGTTTATCATTTCAGGAGTAGAAACGGACTCCAACGTAACAACATCATCGTAAATCATTACATCGAAATGCCGTGAAGTCGGCTGACCATCCACAAGACCCCACGCTTCAATCGTCGACTCTTTTGGGTTGGAACTTCTCCTCACAATTAAACCGTCATCCTCCGCCCATTTTGGGCTCTCCTGATCGGGGCGGGCATACAGAATATCAGGAAACAACCACTTCAAAAACTCATTCCCCTCAAACTCCCTCTTGATCTGCCGCAAGAAACCCTTGGCGATTGGTCTTGTATGAGAGAATATTCCAAACGTCCAATCCGGGTGATTCAAAATGTCCTGTATGGTCTTGGCAGAAGTCTGGATTGAACTCTTGTAATGGAATCTTGCCCATAAATCTATATAATTATCTGGACTTAACTCAACCTCCCTACAACGATCATAAATCCAATCCCGGTCAGCATCCAACCGCCCACACCCATAAACCAGCAGGTAGAACAAGTCTTCCTGACAGAGCTTACGCATCACAAGGCGCTTACTCTCCGCATCAGGGCAAGCCTCAATAGCTTTAACATAAGTCTCATGCGCTGTTACTCTGTCCATAAACTGACTTTCCAAAAAATTATGCGACAAGCTGGCGAGAGGTTTGATCTAGTGGGATTTCAATACCCCGTTTTTTCTCTGCCACGGGGGACAACTTTTCCTGGGTTTCCAGGACAATCCTCACTCACTCCCCACACCAAAAACTTGACCAGCCCCGTCAGGCTCCCCCATCCACTATCGCCCCTTGTTTTGCATCAATGTCTGATAACCCATATTATGTAAACACCGCTTTCCTGTATTTTCAATACCTTACATGGTGGAGTATATTTATTCCTATATTATGTCAACTTGAGATGGCTTCCTCCACGGCCTTACGCTCTACTTCCTCCACCTGCCGATTTTTCCACCGCATCATCCGCTCGATGATCTCCTGCGCTGCGATGGGGATGACGTTGACCGTCAGGCCGCCTCCAGATCCGTCTCCGGGCTGTTTAGCAGGCTCGAATCGGTCATAAACCATTGCTGCGGCTGCTAGTATATTGCTATCACTTGGGGCTATTGTCTCTTTGTAATTAACCACTTGACCATCTTTCGTGACCTTCTGTTGGTCTAGTGTCCGGGTCTCGGCCTCTAGGATGCGCTTGATCTGGTTGTGGGCGGATTTGACGGTTGAGGGGTTGGCTAGGGAATATTTCTTGTATTTCGCCTTGAACTTATCAACTGCGTATCTTGTTATATTTGCCTTGCCGTTGGTGATTTGCAGGGCTGTTGTCGGGTCGGCTCCGTTGTCAACTAATTTAATCGCTTCGAGCGTCTTTTGCAGGTATTTTGGTTGTTTTTCGGTGATTTGGGCGCTTTCCGGCTTGTCAGGATGGGCTATATCGTGCGTTTGCTCGGTGGCCGGTGTGCTGGTGGCGGTGGTATCTTGGATCATTTTGCGTTCTTCCTAGTCGTTGTTTTGTTATCCGCTTGCGCGGAAGCTCTTGTTACTGTCCGCCTATCGGCGGTCCTTTGTGCTGGTAATTATCTTTCTTAAATAACTATGATCGCAATTGAACAGTTTTTTTAAGATTTTGGTATAATATTTTTTTTGATTTTTCTATTTGCTTGTAAACATATCTAGTTGATATATGTAGTTGATTTGCTATTTCTGGAGGGTCTAGTCGTTCGAAGAAAAAAAGTGATAATATAATTTCACTTGTTCCCACCATGTCTGGCCATAATTGGGTTGTTCTGTCGTGGCAGGGGTTTTTTATGGGCGGCTCTTTTCCTGGATCGACTTCAACGTGTCGGACTATCCAGTCCATCGGGGGGCAGAGTTCTTTGCACGAAGCGAACTTGGGGCACATCCCACAGTTCCAGTTTGTCAATAGTATATCATGTTTTTCTTTTGTTTTGATTTTGCGGCGCTTATTGATTTTTAGGCGCTCGCTGCTTTTGCTGATTGTCGGGCAATGAGTGATTTTATCCACCATGACCCTATTTTACCAGCATTATCGTCCCAGTCAAGCATTTTCTGGTGATTTTCACCCGTTTCGGTGATTTTCACCCACACCTCGGACTACATAATTGATTTGATTAATCAATTTCCTTTTGCCTACCCTATTTTATGCCTGTTTTGGCCATTTTACGGGTTATTTTCACCACAGTCATTCAATTTGCCGACCTGATAATTTGCCTGTTTTTATTTATTTTTATATCTAATTTATTGAATTGATTGATTAATTAATGTTGTGAATATAATTATATTAATATGGCATAGTGTTTGCTCTATATAAAGGCAAATAAACGAATGAAAGGGGAACAACATGAAAAGACTAGAACATTTAAATCAGAGTATTAGCAGGCAAACAGATGCAATACACCGCTACGAACAACGGGAGGATGCAAAACGAGAAAAAGAGATACAAAAATCATTGCGCCATCAAATTCAACGGGACAAACGGGCGGAAAAAATCATAACGCTGATTGATAAACACTATATACCGTCTAGATTAGCGGCATCAATTGCCAATGGCGACTATGCTGAGGGGAGGGGTGAGTTTTGGACTGATGATATATTGACAGCCTATCAACTACGGCGACACCTAGTCAATTCACTGGCATCTGGCTCATTTTCGTCAGATTCAGTTTATGAAAAATTTGGGCGGCTCCCTAAACTCTGTATAAAGGCAAATAAACGCAACGAAAGGGGAATGAAATGAAAACAAAAATCAGAATCACACACAGACCAACAGGAGTATCGGCGCATATCACTTGGGCGTGGGGAGCAAAAACAGTTTTAACGGGGTACGCAACAAAAGAGGACGCGCAAAAAGCGGCGGAAGTGGAAATCAATAAAAAACGGCAATATACACTAGATAGGGACATCTAACAGCCCTACGGGCGGAAAGGTAAGATCATGACAGCATCAGAAATAATCAAATCAGAAGGATTGCAGCTTATTAGAGAGCGCAAAGTCGAACACGCAAAAGGTGAACCGTGGCAATATGACGTTAAAGAAGCGTTTACTGGTAGTAAAAAGGGGTTTGTTTATCTTGACGCTTTCACCAAAAACGCAATGCGGACGGTTTATAACGCAATGAAGGACGAACAGAAAGTAATTTATGACAGCATCCACATTAAGCGGCTAATTGATTTTACCTGGAAATGTGTCTCATAACCTAATACCACTAAGGAGGTTTATCATGAAGACAATCGGTTCTATTTTGACAAATGACGATGTTATTTCAAAAACAAGAACGCCCGACAATTTGAGGCTTTATGCCGATGATGTCCACGGCAGCCAATCTTTTGTTGAGGCGGCGAAAGAACTTCAAAACGGGCAGCTTGTGAAATATGCTGTCTGTTCGCGTGATCCTGAAGGCTCTGGCAATCCGCCGAAGATCGTTGATATTATCACTTTAAAGCAAGCGCCGGGTTTACGGTGTGTTCGTTATTGCGGCGAAGATGACAAACCGATGGCCGGTGGTAGTCATACCTTCTGGGGGACTATTGACGAAGCCGGAGAGATTGGCGACGACGACTTGATTTACTTAGCCGCTAATGTTGCTTGGGTTGTTGGTCAACGTGGATATTGGACGTTTAAAATGAATCTTAATTAAGGAGACTTAACCATGAAAAAGTGCTTACATTGCGGATATCAGTGGACACCGCGCATCGAAACAGAACCAAAGGCTTGCCCGAAGTGCAAATCTCCCCGATGGAATGAGGCGCCGAAACGGGCCGGAAGGCCAAAGGGGAAGTAGGATCATGGGGGAGACCGAATTTACAAAGAACATTAAAATACGTTAGGGGGGTATAGTTATGCGCAATTTATTTTGGTTTTTGGTGGGTGTATTTATTGTATTGTTGTTTTTCCCATTTTTTTAATGGATGGAGCAACGACTCTCACCCACCGGGGGGGGCGAAGCTCTTCCCTGTTTTTTTAATTTTAGCGCCTTCTGGGGCATCCTCGCACGAAATTCGAGCACTATTGGTTCACATTCGACAGGTCTCCGGCGTCGCGCTTGTCCAGCCGCGCGCGGAGCTTGTCGTTTTGTTTGTGCATCTCGATCAGCGCCGCCTCAACCTGGCGGCAGTGATCCCCTCACTTGTTTAGCGCTTCGGACAGAAGCAGAATCGCGGCGTTCTCGGGGGCGGTCATTGTTCATCAACCTCCTTGAATTCTGTTTCAATTTTAATGTCGAAGTTGTTTGGAAATTCTTTCATCCATGACAATACCACCACGGGCAAAACACTCTGTTTTTTGGCAATCCGCCTTGCTATCATTATTCTAGCCTGTTCTTCTGTATATGCCATTACATATTCAATGTATAACTTTTTTCTGAATTGAATCATACCTTTATATAAATTTTTAATCATCGGCTTTCACCCATCCTAATTTTTCGTCATCTTTTATAACATCAGAAAAAATAATCCCCTTTGCTAGTTTGAATTGTTTTTCCATTCCGTTTGGATTTATTAATCCAGAAACCCAGTTTTTTGCTTTTACGATCTTAATAACTCCCGGACGCATTGATAAATAGAGTCTTGCTTTCTCAATCGACCTTGCTCCACCAATTCCCTCATCTCGTCCTTTGTTTTTTTGTATTGCAATGATGGCTATACCTTTATCCAATTTATCAAATATTTTCTTAATAAATCCGCCTATTTTGTAAAATTCATCATGTATCTCCAGAAAATCAATTATATTAATATCATTTGGCCTTATCGCTATATCAAAATCAATACTTCTTTCGATAAAAGTGCAACGTTCCCACATTTTAAAAGGCATTCTCTCGTTGAAGTTTTGCAGACGTTCTTTTAGCTCTGCACCCCCCATCTCTGAGCTAAAATAAAAAACCTTGTGATCAATCATGTTTTTAGCTGCCGTGTTTAAAAGAAACGCACTTTTTCCCGAATTAGACTCCCCGGCGACGATGATTATATTTTTTGTCATGATTTTTACAAGCTCATGAATTCCGAGCGGTAATTTAATAGGCAGGCTTGTAGTGTCTGCTGCTGATAGATCAATGATGTTTTCTTCTAATTGCTCAACTTTCTTGTAAGTGCCGCTTTTTTCTCCATATTTTTCTATTATCCCAGATTCTTTCATCCGAAGCAATGCCATGTTTATTGCTTTCTTGTGGTCGGTTGTGGTCGCTTGTAGCTGTTTGTGGCAGTCTGTGGTCGTTATGTAGCCGTCTGTGGTCGTTATGTAGTCGCGAACTTCCTCGGCCCAGTTTTTTTGTCGGCGATCCGCACGGTCAAGCGCAGACTTTATTTTTGAATCAATCCATTTTTTGTCTGGGTTTTCTCCCCAAGAAAGTATAAGTTTTTCAAGCACTTGCGCTATCTCATCGTCAGGCATGCCGCCTTTTACAAGGCAATTTGCGGTATGAAATAGATCATTATCCCTTGTTCCCAAAATGAACATTTGTGGTCGGTTGTGGTCGTTGTGGTCGGTTGTGGTCGTTGTGTTTTGTTCCCCCCCCCTATAACCCCCCCCTTTAATGCTAGTATTTATTAATATTGCATCAGGGATTGTCGTCGGTGCAACCTCGTCAATGCTCATTCCCGGAAGCCACGTATATACTTTGCCCTCGACATTGACACTCGGTGGTGCGATAATGTAGCCACCTTCGCCCCGGATATCGACACCTGGTATAATGCTCGTTGCATTGCTGATATTCTGGCCTTTTGGATAAATCAGATACAGGTGATATCCTCTTGGGGTTTTTGCAATGCATGTGATAAATGAATCAGGCAGGAGTTCTTGAATTTTATTATATGCCTCTTCGTTATCGCAATCAATGACAAATATTCCCGATATTTCACCGGTCACAATGCCCACGTTAGCCATCGGCCATTTTGTCCACCACGCACGGATTTCTTCGGCCGTGGCCCGGCGTTTTTGAAAGTCTTGCCATTGGATAAATGGCTTTTTATCCGGGCGGATGGGGATCACGGAAAAGCCTTTATCCAGATAATGAAGTGCAGCCTGTAATCTATTCATACACCGCACCTCCACCAGAAAGTTCAACAAGGATGACTTTTTCGACCAGTTCCGGAGTTTTTTTGTTTTGTTTGCATTTTTCGCAGAGGCAATATCGGACAAAACGTTTCTTACTTGGTGCAGCCCCCCATTTTTGCGGATCGTCCGGGATAAAGATGCCGATCACTGAAGGCGTGTCGCCGCACAAAAGGCATTTGTCGCCAGCAAGCGGGTTTGGTATGTCACGTAAGTTCATTTTTCACCTTCACCACGCAAAAATCCCCCAGCGCGGTGACACCCATACCGGGGAGATATGGCACACTGGGGGATGATTGCATGGCTTTATTAAATTGTCGTGATTTATTATACAAGGGTGTCACTCCTTGATCGTAATGTAGCACACCCCGCACCGGATGTCAAGCGTCAAGATGTTCGGCATTTCCGAACAACTGAATCCGGTGCCAGGTCAGCTTCGCGTCTGTCCGGCGTATGTAACCGCGACAGCCAGCGCCGCCCAAATGTCCTTGGCACATCCTTTTGTTTTCTCTTTGCCGAGCAGATCAATTAGCGCCTGCCGGATGTTTGCGTCCTTTGCCCTCATCGAGCCGCATAAAAATAGCTTCTCATCCCGACGGTAAACAAGTGAGTGATTATTTGGCGACGCCTCAATAAACCGGCCAATCCAGACACATGCTTCAAAAACCTCTTTGCCGACCGGCATTCCGTAACTAGCAATCATCTCAACGACAAGATGGTCGTCCTTTCCAGCCTTGACGCACAAAAGCATTTCTCTATTCGTCACAATGCCTTTGCGCAGGATGACCTCATCTACCGTGTCGTAATAGACAAAGGCCGACTTCTCAGTTCCAGGGTCAATCGCTAATATTACCATTTTTTAGCCCCCTTGTTCACAAATATATCTTCAGCCTTTCGTAGCATTCCAACTTCCACGCCGCCGTGTTCTTCTGTATCCGGTTTCTTTCCGCCCTCAGTTTGTCGAAAAACTCTTCTGTCCGAACGCCCGTTGCAACCAGGACGGACTTGAAATCAGGATCGTGGTGCGCCGATAATCCACCCATTGTATGATGACTGGGGCAAAGACAAATTCCAGCGTCTAGGTTGTATCTCATGGTGACATAGCGCCTCGAATACAAGTGGTGCGGGTGAAGCTGGGTATAGTGAATATTGCAATCCGGATACTCGCATCGTCGTCCGGAGCGTTCAACGACTGCTTGGCCCCACAGTTTAAGAAGTTTGGTGTCAGAAATACCGCGCAATGTTTTTTTATGCTGCGGCTTCTTTTTTGGTTCCATAAATCAATCTCATTCTTTGAAAATCGGTTTTTGTTTTATTGTGGCAATCCCGGCATAATGTTAATCCGTTATTAATATCAAAACGATGTTCTGGAAAAAAGCCAAAGGGTTTAATGTGGTGCGCCTCTAAACGTCCTCCCCTTGCATGACACTCTTGGCAGGTGTAATTGTCTCTTTCAAAAACTGCGGTTCTCCAGTCTTTTGCCATTTTTGAATAGCGCAATCCCCTGTCTATTTGATGTTTTGTAAGCCCGTCTTTTTCTCTTCTTTCCTCGGCGCGGCGCGTCTGCATAATTCCCTGACATTTTCTTGAACAAGTCGATCTGTTTCTGAATTTGATTTGTGATGGCTGGCAATAAAATATCATTCCGCAAACCACACAATGTTTATGAAACGCTTTTTCCTTTAAAAACAAAACGTGGTGTTCTCTGCTGCAAAACCTCTTTTCCCAATTAGCCCCACTGAATTCATCCTTGTGGCGAGGATAGATTCTCACTTTCCCGCCACAATACGCGCACTTTGTATAGGTTCGCCGTTTTTTGTTCTTTCTTTTTATCGGCTCTCCGATTAATTCTATTTGCTGATTGCCGTGGACGTGGGCCAAAGCCTTGACGTGCGGCGACGTGCGCTCTGTGCGCTTGCAGAAATTACAGGTCCAGGTTGTGTTCATGCGGAAAACTCCAAAACCGTCTGTTGTCTATGCCGTTCAAACCTCTCGACCGCCGCTTTGTAGTAATCAGCGTCAATCTCGTAAATCGTAGCGTCAAATCCCATGACATCGCAGGCGATAGCGGACGAACAAGAACCGCCGTGGGTATCCAAAATCTTATCACCCGGCTTGGCGTAATTGGTCAGAAGCCATTTATAGAGGGCAACGGGCTTTTGCGCCGGGTGAATCGATCTTCCGTCTTTATTCATAAATCCCTTGTTGTCGTACCTAAATATTTTTGCAGGATAACTAAAACTCGTCCATGCCATTTCCCACGCTGAAAATGTTTCAAACGGTTGCAACTTATCCCAGCAAATAACGCCGCGCGTTGGATTTAATGAAAAATAATTGCCGCCCCATATGACTTGATTTATTGAACACCTAAATAGTTGGTCAAAATATTCCTGCTTAGGGGCAACGCTATCCCATTGCTTTTTTACAAACGCTTTGCGGCTTGTCCTTCCTATAGTCCCGTTGGCTCGGCGCACTTCTCCGCTTTCAAAACATCCCTGCCAATTTATCCCATACGGCGGGTCAACAATAGCCAACTCAAATTCCTTGTCTTTCATTGAGGCCATCGCTGCCATACAGTCGCCGTGAATAATGCGGACGTTGCTCATAAGCACCACCCGAACCTTTCTGCCAGCCTGCAAGCGCCGTATATCGCAAGAAAAAGAATTGTCCAGGAAACCAGCGTCAAGCCGATAAGGATTAATAGCCGTGATAATGCGCTCCATCGTTTCATGCTGCCCTCCCTCAAAATTACTTAATGGTAAATGTCCGATACGGCACCCGAGCCAAAGGGACGCCCAGGGCACCGGCTAGCTTCACAGCCTGTGGCTTTCTCGGAATCCTTTGGCCTGTGCTCCACATGGTGAGCGTCGACGGCAAAAAACCTTGAGATAGTAAATGCTTACGGTTTTTTTTGATTGCTTTTTTAAAAGATTCTTGCTTTTTCATGTTTTGTATTTTATTCTTTTCACTATATTGTGTCAAGCAAAAAAAAATAATTCACATGGATGTAAATAATTCTTGACAATTAAAAATTTTTGAAATAGGATATAGCCGAATCAAGAACCACCCCGAAGCCAGACAAAGGCGCGGCAAAGCACTCAAGCCTGATTATTCAAGCTGATGAGATTAAAAGCCGAAGCCGCATTAACCTAAGTCACAATGGCAACAGCTCAACAGGCCGATAAAGGGGAGTTATCCCTAGCAAGCAAGGGCAAGGCTGGATCGGGGAAACAGAACACGGGCGAACGGTAACATCGGATGCTTCAAGGCCGGGATCGGTAACACACTAAGCCCCGGATCGCACAAAAAAACAGCGGAGGTGAAAATGTTATTTAAAATCAAACACAGATTCAACAGCAGCGTTTTGTTTTCGCTCGAAACGGAATCATTGAAATTGTGTGTGGAGGCGGCGGTTAAGGACGGCGCAAACCTTGACGGCGCATACCTTCGCGGCGCAAACCTTGACGGCGCAAACCTTGACGGCGCATACCTTCGCGGCGCAAACCTTGGCGGCGCATACCTTGGCGGCGCAAACCTTCGCGGCGCAAACCTTGACGGCGCATACCTTCGCGGCGCAAACCTTCGCGGCGCAAACCTTGACGGCGCAAACCTTCGCGGCGCAAACCTTGACGGCGCATACCTTCGCGGCGCTGGTAAATTAATTGGCGACCGTCCCATTATCCAAATTTCACCAATCGGATCGCGCAGTGATTATTTAACCGCCTACATTACGGACAACGGAATATTTCTAAAAACCGGATGCTTTTTCGGAACGATTGAAAACTTTAAAACGGCGCTGCAAAACACACATGGCAACAACACACACGCCGAGGAATATACAGCGGCCCTTACACTGATTGAGACACATGCGAAAATTTACACACCAAAAACGGGTGAATAATCATGGAACGCTTCGTAAAGATCTCAACCATCATCGTAGTCACCCTGGCCCTTGTATTTTGTGGCCTCTACTGGTCACAGATGACGAAGGTTCGCCAGGACATCATGAGCAAGTCCGACGAGGATTACATCCTCATGGTCTTGCGCCAGAAGTCCGCCGATGACTGCGTGCTGCGGGAAGTCAGGGCGGGTGTTTGGAGTTGCACAGAATGGAAATCCGGAAAAGTTTTTATGGTGAGGAGATGAGAGTTCTGATAGGCTGTGAATTTAGTCAGATTGTAACTATGGCATTTAGAAAAAAAGGACACGATGCGTTTTCTTGTGATTTACTACCGACAGAAGGCAACCCACAACTGCATTTTCAGGAAGATATTTTTGAGGTATTAAAAAGAGAACCGTTCGATCTAGGGATTTTTCATCCGCCTTGCACCCACTTATCAGCGTCCGGTGCCCGATGGTTTGCCGAAAAGCGTGCGGATGGAAGACAGCAACAGGGGATCGATTTCTTTATGCGCCTGGTTGAGGCGCCTATTGAGAAAATAGCGATAGAAAACCCAATAGGGATCATGTCCACGATATACCGCAAGCCCGATCAAATAATTCAACCCTATTGGTTCGGGCATGGGGAAACCAAGGCAACCTGTCTATGGCTAAAAGGTTTGCCGAAGCTGCAACCGACAAATATTGTCAGCGGGCGCGAGGCAAGAGCGCATCGAATGCCGCCAGGCCCGGACAGATGGAAAGAGCGCAGCCGTTTTTATCCCGGAATAGCGGAAGCCATGGAGGAACAGTGGTCTTAAAAAAGACAAGAAAGGAGTCACCATGAAAGAAATGAACGAATCAGAACGGTTGGCAGAATTTAACGCCTTGATATGCGAGGCACAGGCAATATCCATCGAGGCCGATGCCATGAAAATGAAAAACGTTGAAAGGAAGATGCGATACGAATCGCCGGCATACGATGAGACAGCTTTTATGAGTTTGGTGAATGAAACCAGAGCAATCGCGGATAAATTCAGGAAACTTGGAGGAGCAAAATGAACTTATATCCGCATGATTACAGCTATCTTTTTACGGAATATGGCAGACGAAAGTCGCAGGAATGCTACGAAATCGAGATGAAGGAACGCCGTCTTGATGACGGCGAACAGGAAGGCAACGAATATATTCCCGGTACGGCACCGGACACCAAATGCCGGCGTGTAGTATGATTCTGGAGGAGGGGGACAGTGTATGACCCCCTCCAAAGGAAAGGAAGGAAGCAATGGAACACAAAATCACAGAAGAATTATTGCAGATAGTCGCGGGCGACGTTGAAAAACTGCTGATTGAAAACGCAGAACAGATTGCCTTTGCATATCAAAATATTCCAGACGGGATCAAAGTTTCACTGGGCATTTCTCTTGATCCGTCCAGTCAAGGCGTTGTTGTTAACTATGACCTGTCTTTTGATTTGCAAGAGAAAGCGCCTGCGCCTGAAAAACACAAAGTCAAATTCAAGCACACGATTGACCCCGGCCAAACAGCGATGGAATTTATTGGCAAGGAACTTCGTGAGGGCCGCATGTCAGTTGAATGTGGCGGCGTTAAAGTTGGAAATGTAGCATCTTAACCCACCAAAGGAGAGGAAATGCAGAATATAATTTTAAAGCTCGCGAAATGGCTTATTCAGTTCGTTGATGGATACCACGTTGCCAAGAACGGCGGCGGACGGAAGAAGAAATAACACAAACATTGGAGGATGTGAAAATGGAAGACAAGGCAATTTACGAAGTAGCGACAAGGGAACCGGCGGCGGTGGTAAATTTTGAAGATTACGCCATGACTGCCAAAGGTGTGTTGAATCAAGTTAGAATTATTCACGAGGTGCTTGAGGGCGTGATGAAGATTGACGAACATTACGGCACCATTCCAGGGACAAACAAGCCGTCTCTTTACAAAGCAGGAGCCGAAAAACTGTCTCTGACTTTTCGGCTGCGCCCTGAATACGAAATCAGACGATCAGATATGGGATTCGGCCATAGGGAATATGAAGTCGTCTGCACCCTGTTTCATATCCCCACCGGGCAGAGTGTCGGCCAGGGCGTAGGCTCTGCGGCGACTATGGAAGGGAAGTATCGTTACCGAACCGGCCCCGTTGAGTTCACCGGCAAGCCAGTGCCAAAAGAATACTGGACTGATCGTGATATTAAATTAATCGGCGGAAAGGGATTTGTCACAAAAAAGAACGACGCGGGCCAGTGGGAAATCGCCATTAGGGGCGAACAGGTGGAGCACGATAACCCTGCCGACTATTACAACACCGTCCTGAAGATGGCAAAGAAACGCGCCCACGTTGATGCCATTCTCACGGCGACGGCGGCAAGTGACATTTTCACACAGGACGTGGAGGATATGCCGGAAGTCATTCCGGGCGCAGCCAAGAAAGAAGAAAAGCCGCCCGTAGCGCCCCCACAGAAGAAGGCCGAGACAAAGGCAGCCGCACCCGAAGTCGGGCAAATAGCCACCGTGAAAATTACGTCAGTGGCCAGTAAAGCCGGGAAAAAGAAGGACGGCACCGACTACACCATCTTCACAATCTTCGATGAAGCTGACGTGAAATACGGAACGTTTTCCGAAACATTTGCCGACCTCGCACGATCAGCAAAGGAATCCGGCGAACTGGTCAAGATCAACTTCACCGTCGGGACGTATGGCAATAAGATTGTGAGCCTTGAACTGGCAGAAAAAGCGGCGGCGTAATGGACGGATTGACCTTCAGCGAAGATAATCACGAATACAGGCTGCAAGGCGTAAGGCTCCCGTCGGTGACACAGATCATTGCCGACGCGGGGCTTTACGGCGACACGTCTTATTTCACTGATTACAGCCGCGACCGTGGATCATTTATTCATCAGGTCATCGAATGGCATTTGTCTGGCGAATTGGACGAGTCCACGATTGATCCCGTTTTAACGCCCTACTTTGAGGCGTGGAAGAGATTTGAGCGCGAGTCATCCTATGTGTCGGATTCGTGCGAAACAAGGCTTGCAAGCTCTACTTACCGCTATGCCGGTACGATTGACCATATCGGCCACCTGAACGGGTATTTTTGCATCATTGACACAAAAAGTGGCGCTCCGACACCGGCCACCGGAATTCAACTTGCAGGGTATGAAATACTTTTATCGGCCAGGGGCGCGAGGCGTTTTGCCCTGCACCTGAAAGACGACGGAAACTACAAATTGATCGAATACAAAGACCGCAACGACCGGAATGTTTTTTTGTCGGCGTTGGCGCTTTGGAACTGGAAACAAAACAATAACGTGAAAGGGTAATATCATGACAGCAGAAGCCGCTTTAAAGAAGGGAGGGCAACCAGGGAGTAATAACGGAAACTGGCGGGGAGGCATCCAGACGAAAACTTGCTTAGAATGCGGACTGCCCTTTACCGCTCCGCGATGGGAAATGAAACACAGAAAATATTGCTCAAGAGAGTGCGGTGATAAGGCAAAAATTATCACAAATAGCAGAAAAACGCGTCCTCATGTCCATGTAGTTGAGCGAATAATGGGCCACAGAATCCCTGACAAAACAGTCATTCATCACATTAATGGAAACAGTAAAGATAACCGGCCAGAAAACCTTTTTGTCTGTGAAAATCAGGCCCAGCATTTAAGAATACACGCTGAAAAGCGGTATAGACGCTGGCGGAAATCCAGATACCGACAAGATATGTTCACGGTGCAAGATAGCTAAACCGAAATCAGATTTTCATATAGCACAAAAAACGGATGGCCATCGTTGTTACTGCAAACCATGTCAATCTAAAATATACCATGAAGGGAGATCATCAAATGAACACAGCATTGCAGCTTGTTGAACCTGATAAAATTGGAGAAAAGGCGCTAACATACACAGAGGCCATTGCCAAATTACCACCCATTAAGACAAACGAGGAATATGTTTTTGTGGGCGAATTGTGGAAAACCGGAAAGGCCTTACTGGAAGAAATCAACGAAGGTTACGACAGCCTTATTAAAAAAGCGCATGAACTTCACAAGGACGCTATCGCTAAAAAAGCCCGGTATTATGTTCCGACTGAGGCAGGCGTAAAAGCGGCTAAGAAATTATTATCTGATTATTCCGCCGAACAGGAAAGAATCAGGAAGGCCGAGGAAGAACGCCTTGCCGCTATCGCAAGGGCCGAGGAAGAAGCCCGCCGGAAAGCCGAACAGGAACGCCTTGAAGCCGAACGCAAGGCCGAGGAAGACAGGCTACTGGCCGAAGCCGTGGCCGCCGAAGCCAGGGGCGACAAGGAAACAGCCGACGCCCTGACCGCCGCCGCCGAAGAATCAAACGAACAGGTCAAGGAATTGGCCGCGACGCTGGCCGCCGAACCGATCTATGTTGCGCCGGTCGTCGTGCCGAAGACAACGCCCAAAATGGCAGGCGGGCCGGTTTACCGTGAAGTGTGGGCCGCCGAAGTGGTGGACATTAAGGCCCTCTGTATGGCCGTGGCTACCGGGAAAGCATCAACGGAATGCGTATCCGGCAACATGGTTGCCCTGAACAGAATGGCCGTGGCGCTCAAAGGGACGATGAACATCCCCGGCGTCAAAGCCTATGCTCGGAGGGTGTAGCATGACCCACCTCACCATTGAAACCGTTGAATGTCCAGGATGCGGGCATACACACCGGATTGAAGTCGATACGGAAAAGGCGCTGAAAGAGGCGAAAGAGGCATTTAACCGTAAGCACAAGGATTGCAAAAATGCCAGCCAGCGATAAATTAACCCCAATCAAGCACAGAATGAAGGGCAAGGGTTTTGAGGTGCCAAGCAAATGCCCAAACTGTGAAATATTTCACACGACAATTCAGGCGAGGCCGATTGATCCG